AAGGTAAGCCTCCTCACCTCGGGCCATTTTTTCTGCATGCATTAATTGTGCATCAGACATAGCTTGTTTTGTTCTTTGACGGTTAGCATAAATTTTACTTCCCGTAGACATTGCTAATTTAATTGCTGATAACCACATATTATCCTTTTCTTATGATTGATACAGCGTCAGGCACTTTATCTGTTGACGGTATTGTTTTACTTAAGATAGTTTTTTGAATAGAAGTATCCGCTCTCATTTTTGCAAGCTCTTCATTTTGTTTTAACTTCTCATCTTGGTTTTGATCGCTCATCATAGCTCTCATTCTATCTAAATTTAATCTCTCTTTGCCTTCTTTTTCTTTTCTATCATTTTCTTTAGCTTGTAAATCTAATTCTCTTGCTCTTAATTTAGCAATTGGATCATTATCAAACTGTGAAGTTATTTTTTTCTCTTCTTTTGCGTACTCATCCATCATGTCAGCAATTAAAACTGCTTTTCTAGCTTCAACTTTCTCTTGTAACATCCTCATTTGTTGTTGAATTTGTGGATTTTGCATCGCTACCCGTTGCATTTGTGCTATTTGTGGTAATTCTTCTCTAAATTCTAACTCAATTTGCTCTTGTGCCATCAAACTTATGTGTTCAAGTATGTTTTTTTGTATTGCAGCTCCAACTATTGGTGCATTTTTCACCATATTTGTCTCCATAAAATTTAAATGCGCTGTAATATGTGATCTGTGATCCTGTCCGGGAAAAGCTTGGAACGGTTTACCAGCTAAAGCATCGATATGTTCTAACGCTGGGTCTTTTGGCATTGGTTTTTCTGGTTTTTTTAAAATTAAATCAATATCTTTTACACCTAAAGCTTCATACATATTTCTGTAAACTTCGTATTGGTTATGAATTGCAGGATTAGAAGCTGCCAGTTGCATTTCCGTTTGAGCGAGTGATATCCGCTGTGTTTGAGAAAATATATTCGGGTCTGCAACCGGCAATATATCTATGCGGTCATCGAAATCACTTTGCATGATTTGTCTTTGACCGCCAACAACATCATAAGGGTAAACTGGAGGTAAGTAAAGTTTAAAAACTCTTGCCATTAAACCAAACTCACGTTTCATAGAAGCATATAATCTTTTATGAATTGCTGACATTGTTCTAGATCCTCTTTCTAACATAGCAACAGTAGTTCCGACTGCAGCGTTTTGATTACCTTCGCCTACTTGCATATCTGCAATAGATGCAAATCTTTGCCCTGCACCAACTACAACACTCATCAATTGTAATAATGTTGTTGATGGTTCTTTAAATGGTAAAGGCATAAATGCATCTCGTAGATTACCACCTGGTGCATCTACATCTCTAAACTCTCCAGGTTGAATAGGTTGTGCTTCGTCTCGCATCTTGATACCACGCATCTTGAATCCTGCTGGTAAATTAGACAGGGTTCCGGCATCAAGGAGCGATCTTAATGCAACAGTTGCTGATCTTGATAATCCACCAATCATATGAATTAAACCAAAACCATAAAAACCTAAACCTGGTAAAAATTTAAAATGTACAAAATATTGTATTCTAGTTTTTTTAACATCACCTACTTCATAGTTTCTTCTAATAGATAAAACTTCTCTTGATGATTCTTCTATAGTTACAATGTAAGGTAATTTAATTCCTGTTGGTTCTCCTTCAATGTCTGAATCTTCAAAACCATCAATATCTAAATTTGCATGACACTCTAAAAGAGTAAACATTTTTTGATTCCTACCTCTGCTTACACCCTCTAGTTCTCTTTCTTTTTTCTGTGCTTCTGTTTCATTTTCTTGACCTGGGCTTAACTCGATATCTCTATAAAAACCACCAACTTGTTGTTTTCTTAAATCGTTTTCTGAAATTCTAACTACATGAATAATTGTTTCCGCATCATCCAATGAGGTAGCTGTGTACGGAACAATTAAATCATCCGCAGGAACAAATTTAGAAACTGTTCTCTGCATAATTTCGTCGTAGTAAATTTTTTTAAATGTAGATCCAGCTAGAGGTAAATAAAATAACATCTGATCAAATTCAGATTCATATTCTTTCATATCATTCATGATTTGGTAATTCATAAATTCTTTTACTCTTATAGATTGTTGTTCTTTGTCTGGAGTTGGTAGTCCAACAACCTGTGTTCTAACTGGACCTTGAGAGGGTAGTAGTTCTTTATATGCTAAAGATTGAAACTGAGTAACAGCTTCAGCTAAAACTGGGTGAGTTGCACCTGAAGCTCCTCTAAATGGTTCTGAGCTTTCTTCGTATTTAAATCCTAAAAGATCTAAACCTTTTGTATAAGAAGTTTCCCAATCTTTTCTAGAATTTTTATAATCTTGGTAGTTATCATATAACTCACTGCCAATTGTGTGTAATACTTCATCTGGTAATAATTCTGCAAGATTTGCAAAGTGATCATTACCTTGTTCTTGATTAGCTGCAGATGGATCAAAATTTACATCAACACTTCCATCTTCATTTGGTTGAATATCTATTGGTTGTTCTGGTGTATCTTTTTCTAACTCGACCTGTATTTCTTCAGGGCTAGGAATATTTATTTCTTTTCTTACCTCGTTGGGTAAGGCCTTGTCTATATTGTCTGCCATTCATTTTCTCCAGTTTTACTGTCTTACCAGTATTATAATTAATATTCAACCCCTGTGGTGTTGGTCCTGATTTTGGTGGTGGTCCTGACTTTTTACCTATCATTATGCACCTGAAAACTCTCCGAAAGAAAACTCATCTCTTTCTTTTGCAAGCTCTTCTCTCTCTGCTGGTGACATAGCTTCTAACTCTTGGTATCTTTCATACGCATCTTTTCCTAAACCTATTGCAGTCAAACCTGCACCAACAGGTGTAAAAGCTCTTGCTGCTCTAAAAAATGGATTTGCTGCTACTCTACCAATTGTAGATAAAATACCTGTGCCTCTAGGTGCTATTTGACCTACAGTTCTTTTTGCAAGTTCTGGATATAATAAATTTGTTCCAACTTCTACATCTGCAAATGCTTCAAGTAGACTTTCACCTTTTTCTAAATTTTCTTTTATCTTTGTACCAGCAAAAGTTGCAGCAACTGTTGGTGTGCTCAAGACTCTGGCAACATCACCAAGTCCTGTTAAAATATTTTTAGGGTCAAAGAATGGGTTTGCACTTAATTGTTTTCTTACATTTGCTCTAGCCATTAAATCATCAGGAGATCCAGCTTTTGTTTTTTCTGGAACAGGAATTTTGTCTGCTGTAGTTATGCCGGGTATTATTTTTAATTTTTCAATATCAGATATTTTTTTACCAAAAACTTTTCTTTCTTTAAATGTCATATCTTTATAAATTTTATTTTCTCCTTCAAGGCCAGCAAAAGACATTTTATAATTACCAGCTTTAGGTTTAAAAACACCTGTTTCTGGATCAACTTGAAAATATCCAATTTGACCTTTATATTTTTTTCCAAGATCTTGAATTGCGTTCATTACATTTTTTTTAGCTTTCGCATTGTTTATAAGTATTTCTTTTTTATAACCTTCAGGTTTAACTTTTAATAAATATTCTTGATCCTCTGCAATTTTTTGACCAATTATATTATAACCTATTAATTTATTATTCATATCTGCATCAATCACAGTGGTTGTTTTAGTTCCTGGTTTTGCAGATTCAATAATAGGATAGACATGACTAAAAGCTCTGTTTATTTTTTTTCCACCTATGATAGATATTTCACTACCTTGTGCAGCTTTAATTTTTTCTCTTCTATTAATATTACCTTGATTTACTTCTTCTATTCTTTTTTTACCTTTAGATTTAAATTTTAATTTATCTCTATATCTTACTCCGTCAGGGCCCTTCTGATCTAATTCTTTTCTAGAAATTAATTCTCTTGTATTATATTCACTATCTCCCATTAAATCTTCTGGATTTTGTTCAAAAAATTTTCCATTAATTTCTATCAAAGGTGCTTCATCAATTACCTTTTGAAGTTCATTTAAACTTCTTAATGGTCTAATTGCAGTAAACTGATTTTTAGGAGGAGTCTTACTATAAAAAGTTCCAAACCTATTTCCTTTTTTATATATGTGACCTGTTTTTTCATTATATACTGGACTTGTATCTGCCAATCCACCATTATCAAAATTTTGTCTAGACTCTGGTCGCAACAGGTACGCCATCATTTCATTGTATTCGTGAATCTTCATTATACCTTTAATATATAAGCAAG